GCCCCCTAAGGGGCGTTACTCCGGAGTGTGATCTCGTTAGCGAGAGCCTCTGGTACGGCGCCTGTCGAAAGACTAGGACCGGTCCCGTTGGATCTTCGCGTCAGTACTTAGGCTGATGTCCATCTAAGAAACTTTAATGGTTATCTACATCATTATGCTCAAATTAAGGTTAACCCTTGCGCAGGTAGTCATCCGACTGCTTGCGCGGGTATATCTTAAGCTTGAGTATGATGAGGGTTTGGTCCGTTCATGGACTAGTGTGGTCCTTTCGCGAGCTGAAACACGAGGAACGGTGGAGACCATCGGTTGGATTAAATCCGTCCGGTTGGCCTGCACTCGTTACCTGTGCGCTTCACCGCTTAAGGAGTCACCAGGATTTGGGGTAGAGCTAGACAAAGAGGGACTCCCGAGGGGGATACCTCTCGTCGAACTCTTCCGAGATCGTGATCCACCCAAGATAAAACTAGGTCTAACCCTTTTGGGTTATTCCCGGTTATTACCTGGCTGGAAGAAACCCGACTTAGATCCGGTCACACGTCCCTTTGGTGGTCATATGTCTCCGCGTTTGCGGGACGACCTCATTGGCACGGTGGCGGATTTGGGTCTGAGTCTCCCTCGCCCCGTATGGGACGAGTGTCACGCCTCAACCAAATCAGGTCCGAACGCCCAGGCTCTGGTAGGCTCAATAGAGGATGCCCACCTTCTCACAGACGAGCAGATTAGCGATCTGCGCGTTCTGGGAGGAGATGGAATCATCCAATTGATTGAAACCATACGATCCTCACTGGTCCCAGATCGATGGCTATCGATGCTTGATACCAAGGTCCGTGGGAAAGAGGTTAAACTCAAACCCATGGGCCGAAGTGCCAAGTTATCGATGGTCAAAGATAAGGAAGCCAAGTGTAGAATCGTTGCTATTCTTGATTATTGGACGCAATCGGCTCTTTACCCTCTTCATTTGGCTCTTATGAACCTTTTGAGGGGGCTGAAGCCCGATTGCACCTTTAACCAAGGTAGCTTCAGAGCCACCCTACCTCACGTGGGACCGTATTTCTCGTTTGATCTCAGTCAGGCGACGGACCGCTTTCCTGTTTTATTACAGGAGGTAGTCTTAGCCTTTCTGGTCTCACCCGAGTATGCGGCCGCATGGCGTAGATTGATTACAGGCCGTGACTATCACATCACATGGGGGGCTAAAGGTACCGTAAGGTACGCTTGTGGCCAACCAATGGGTGCGTATAGTTCATGGGCTATGTTCTCTCTCTGCCACCATGTAATCGTGCGTGTGGCGGCGAAGAGGGCGGGTAAGACCGTCTTCTTCGAACGCTACGCACTCCTTGGAGACGACATTGTCATCGCTGACGAGGCCGTAGCCAATGAGTACCGCACGATCCTCGCTGAGTTAGATGTAACCATTTCAGATCCGAAAACGCATGTATCGCAAGACACATACG